AGCAATTAGATTTAATGAAAAAATACTACGAGATTCTAAGGTATAGGATTGGTCTGTTTAAATAGTAAAGTTGAGAATCACCCCTAAGCCGTTGCAAATTGTAACGGCTTTTTTGTTATTTATTTTTTTTATTATATTTGCTAAAACGATTAAGCAAATGATAACCAAAGGCATTAACGAGGGATTTATTGACCAAGATTTAAAGCAGGGTATAGTTTCTGGATATTTCGCAATGTTCGGAAATAAAGACCTTGACGGAGATGTAATTGAGAAAGGTGCATTTGCTAAGACCATTCAAGAGCGTGGGCCATTAGGTAAAGGGCTTATTAAGTTCTTATTAGACCACGATCGGACAAAAGCAGTAGCCAAGATAACTAACCTTGAAGAAGATTCTAAAGGGCTTAGATATGAGGCTAAGATAGGTACTCATTCCTTAGGAGTTGACTTTATGAAGATGATTGAATCTGGATTGATTAATCAACATTCATTTGGATTCGTTACTATTAAGGAAATGTATGATGGCCAAATGAAAGCCAATCGGATCAAAGAAGTAATGATGCATGAAGGTTCAGCTATTCAGTTCTTAGGGGCTAATCCTGAAACTACTATGATAGACTTAAAGTCAGAAATAGATGCATTGGAATATTTCAACAAACTAGAAAAATTCATCAAGACAACTGATTGTACTGATGAAACTATAATCACATTAGAAAAACGCTTAAAATCACTTTCAGAATTATTAAAGCCGTCAATAGACACTTTCGATAAAAAGGGAGCCGATGAAGTATTAAATATTTTATCAAAACTTTCATAATAAAAAAAACATGGATCAGAAAGATTTATTAACTGCGATCGAAGAAAAAGTAGAAGTAGCTAAAAAGAATTGGGCTTCCGAAGTTGAAAAGAAAGGTTCAGAATTTGAATCTAAACTCGAAAAAGCCATTGCAAAGTTACAAGAAGAGTCTAAAGATTTCGACTCTAAAAACGGTGCTAAGTTTGAAGATTTCAAGAAAGCGATTGAAAAGGATTTCGATTCTTTGTCAGCTACTTTGACAGATAAGGCAAAGGATAATTCAAATCAAATATCATTCAAAGATGCAGTTACTAAAGGCGTTGGTAATCAGCTTGACGAAATCAAAGGTAATGCCAGAGCTAGAAGAGAAACTATCATAGACCTCAAGTCTATGGGTTTTGAGAACTTCACGAATTACGACACATTCACTCAGGATATTCGTAATACTGTAATTCCTACAATGGAAGAGGCGTTTCACGTTCGACAAATATTGTCAAGTGGTACAACTACTGGGGCTACTCTTTATTACCCTAAAGCAACTGGTAAAACAGGTGCAGGACCTGCCGGATGGGATTACAATAAGACCACCGTTGCAAGTACCGTTGTAAAGCCAGCATTTGCGATGAACTTCGAAAGAATGTCCGCACCTGTTGAATGGATTGCAGGTATCTTAACATTGCCTATTGAAATGTTGGAAGACCTATCATGGTTGACTTCATACCTTGCGACTTATGCACCTATTGAGCTATTGAAAGAAGAAGATGACCAAATCCTAAATGGTGATGGCACTGGAAACACTTTGAATGGTTTGATTAATACTGCAGATGCTTATTCAGGAACTTACGGTGTAGGTATTGAAAGAATCATTGACGCTGCTTATGGTCAATTAGGAGAATCTAATTTTGACATGCCTACAAACGTTCTATTGAATCCTAGAGATATTGTAGCGATTATGTTGAATAAGGCTTCAACTTCAGGCGAATACAACCTTCCTGAAGGAGCTGTTGGAATCGTTGGAGGTAGATTACAGATTGGTGGATTGACGGTTAATAAGACCAATAAGATTAGCCAGGGTAATTTCCTAGTAGGTGATTTCATTAGAGGTGCTGCATTGGTAACAAGATCAGCTATGCAATTGAGGTTCTTTGACCAAAACAAAGACAACGTAGAAAAAAACATGATGACAATCAGAATAGAAGAGCGAGTAGCGTTGCCTAAATTCTATGAAGATGCATTCATTTACGGAGCTTTAACAAGTTCATAATATTGGGTTTAGTTGTTAAGTTTAAAAGCCTTGGAGAAATTCAAGGCTTTTTTATTGTTTATCCAAAAATGCTTAACTTTGAATCATGGCAGATTTCGATGAAAATTGTGATATAATTAACTGGACTGGATTACCAGTTTATCAGAAATCAGGGACACAAGGGTTACAGATTAGTTTCACTTCTGAAACCAGTTATGTAGAACCTTACAGTCTATCAGATTTCAAGGACTTCGCTAGGATTGATTTCGATACCGATGATAATCTATTATCACTATTCCTAAAGGCATCCAGAATAGATATTGAACGGTACTTACAAAAATCTTTAGGAATCAGAACTATTACTTTGTCCGCTTTGCGACTACCTACTAATTTCTATCTTCCTTATGGTCCTGTTCAGTCGATTAGTACTACTGGATTCACTAAAGTAGGTGATATTCTAAAAGAGGGAGGTACAGATATTGAAGTTGAATACGTTTCAAATGCCAGTTTAGTCAATGATTCAATCAAGACTGCTATTTACATGCAATCCTTAAACTATTACGATAATCGGGAAAAGTACAGTGAATCAGGAATGCAGGGCGTTCTAATTGATGACGTTAAAAAGATATTGCAACCGTTTAGAAAAGTCCAGTTTCCATGAGAGAAAAAGTAAAGTTCATTCGTGTAACTAGTAATCAGGATTCAACGGGTCAATTATTAAATTCGGAAAAGGTATTTTACGAGCCTAAAGGAGTTGACGTTAAAGAGGTAACACCTAGTGTAGATGTAATAGCGCAGCAACAAAATTTAACCATGATGATTGAGATTAAGATGCGTTATAATCCAACTATTGCAATTATCAACGGTGATAAGATAGAATGGAGGGGTTTTAGGTTTAATGCGTTAAGCCCTAAAGTCGATCCATTAAGAAGATGGATAACTATCAAGGCATTTAGCGAGATTGAAAGTACCAATAGATCAGGTTCAGGAAATGAGCCTATTGAATTATTAAATACATTACAGGCAGTTTTACAATTCACGATATGAGCAAAATAATATACACCGATAAAGAAGATTCAATCATTAATCCACTACCAGAGATTAACAAGGTAGTTGCTGATAATATGAATGAGATTAAGCGTTCTGTTAATGATTTGTATGATGATGTTGGAGTAGTTATTTATCAAGATACCGTTAACACCGTATCAAATAAGCAATCATTGACGGCAGGAATTGAGAATATTATAACTATTGTCGATGCTGATCCTGACAGGGCGCAAGCTCCTATTTCTATTGGAGAATCTGAATTGTTTTTGGATAATAAGATAAGGCCATTTAAAAATGGAGATAGCTACATTATAAGAATTGATTTTGAAGCTGAAATATCTAATCCACTTGCTTATTTTGATATAAAAGTAGACATAGCTGGAGCTATTGGATTAATACTTAGAAAAGCCGAGGTATTTCCTAAAGGATCAAATACACCTCAACCATTTAGCACTACTAGCTATATTTATGTGAGGGAAACTTTTTTTATCAATGGAGGTATAATTAAGATAACACCATCTCACAGTATGTTGATTTGGAATAAGGCTATTTCTATTCATAGGATTTATGCAGGTAGATAATGTCCATCAAGGTCAAAGTAACGGGCGTTAATATTCTATTGCAAGGCATTGACCAATTAGAAGACCGATTAAAATTAGCTGTTCAGGATGAAATAAAAGATTGGGCAGATCGCACCAAGAATGACGCTATTCGAGACACTCCAGTTGATACAGGTAAATTAAAGAGTTCTATAAGATCGGTATTAGGTGCTAATGGATTGACTTGGATAGTCAAAGTAGGAGGCATTAATGGTGTTAATTATGCGCCTTATGTGGTTTTTGGAACTGGGACTTTTGTAGATCAGAATTTTTTACAACAATTTAACCTAGTTCAATACGCTAGCCAATTCAAAGGAAAGGGACAAAGGCAAGTAAATTTACCAATGCGAGACTTCTTATATCGGAACGCAAGGCTTGAATTCGATAAATCTTTGCAAGAGATAAAAAAAATAATTGCAAACAGTAGGATTTAAAAAAGTAATCTGTTAAGTTTGGCTTATACTTAAACGAACGGAATTATGAAAATTGAAACTAGACATTTTGGAATTAGAAAAGGAAAAACGGCTACAATAATTGAATTAGCCGTAAATGGATCTAACGCTTTTATTGTAGAAGATATAACAAATTTACATGGATATGTAGATTCAGATTTAATTGACTCTTTAAGAATGATAGCTGACGAATTGGAAGATCACAACAATTCAAAAAAAGAGGAGGAAAAAGAGCTATGAAAACCATATCCAATATCATAGTCCTAGTATTAATCTCAATCGGTCTTATTGCAGGATTGATTGAGTTGATGTTGTGGATTAACTTGCTATTCATGTACCCGCTTTGTTGTGGTTTATCCATATTGATAGTTTTAGGAGCGTTTGAACTTTACGAAAGATCAATATAATGACCATTGAAGAACAGGCATTTCTATACAGGCATGGAATCTATGAAAAGCGATTCGCTAAGCAGTTCGCTAAGATTCTGAAAGGTCAGATATTCCAATTAGCTGATGAGTTTGAATTAATGGGTCAAGCTAGCAATGTAGATACT